GAACTCCTTTTATCTGTTCCTCAGTTGCCCCGGCTAATCTCAGTTTTTCTAGTTCGCGCTCTGCTCCAAGTTTACCTAAAAGCGCGTGCTCAAGATTAATACTTTCGAGCATCTGCTGTACTTGTTTATTGGCCACCTCAGCAGGCGGAACCCCAGCGGCTACGGCAGCGGTTTTTTCTTTTTCGCGCTCAGCTAATCCGTTGGTGATGTCCGTCATCCGCTGGCGAACGTCGGCTAACATTTTTTCGCGCTCAGCCACTTTTCCGGCGACTTCTTCAGCCTTTGCTGCTACGCGAATTCGGTCTTCTTCAGCGGCGGTATTGCCAACCATGTACCGAGACTCTCGCCGCATATATTCGAGACGTGCGTTTAGTTTGGCCTGTTCTGCCTGTAGCCCGCCTAAATCTTTTTGAATATCCAACTCGGCTGCGGCTAATTGAGCGCTCCCCATTTTGCGGAACGAGTCTGCCAGGCCGTCAACCCGCGTTTTCAACTCCTCGGCGGCAACCGAGGCGGCATTGCTTCGCATAGAGAATGCGGCGATAGCCGTCGCGGCCAGAATCGCTACGCCTACCGGCCCGCCTACCAGGGCCAGCGCTCCAGACGCGGCCCGACCTGCCATAGCCAGCGCCCCTTGCGCAACGGCCCCGGCACGCGCTGCTACCGTATTGGCGGCGGTGGCGGCGGCGGCCTGAGCCTCAGCAGCGGCAACCGCTCTCATAGAGGCCGCGTGTGCAGCGGCGGCGGCGGTTAATTCGCGTTCAGCTCGCGCCCGTGCCGGCGTGAATACCATCATCTGCGCGAACATATTACGCTCAGCCTGTGCCAGTGCCAGAGTGGCAGCAGTAACCGTCGCCCGTGCCCGCGCGGTGGTCACAGCCTCGGCGGCCTGTGCCGCCGCCACGCTCCCGGACGCGGCGGCGGATAGCAGCACAGCGGCCCGGTATTCAACCTGTTTAGCGGTGGCTACGGCTGTTGACGCAATAACCGGCCCCAGGCCACGGGCGGCGAATATGCCAGCAGCCACGGTCAGCGCCGTAATTGCATTCTCTGCGTCGCCTATATAATTGCGCACCGGCTCTATATAGCTGCCGAATTCCTGAATATATTGAATAGAATTCCGCAGTTCGTTGTTGAATTGCGACAGTACGCCATTCGCAAGCCCTGTTAGTTCGTCTTTTAATGGCCCTATAAACGAATCAATACCAACAGCAGCGGCGGTTTGAAGCAGAGCCGTGGTTATTTCAAACTGTCTAGACATTGAAGACAGGCCCGCTTCGGCCTGTTCGTGTGCGGTATTGGTTCCTGATATTTTCCTCGTATATTCGTCAATCGCCGCTGTGTTATTGGCGATAATCGTAACCGCGTTGGCATGGTCACGTCCGAAAATATCAACAAGTGCCGAAGAGTTTCCTAGAATCGGCTCCAGGCGTTTTATTGCGGCTGAGAACCCCTCCGTCCTTAATGTGGCGTCTACCCCTGTTATCCCGTACTCTGCGAATTTTTCATTCGCTGTCTGTAGCGCTATCGAGATGGAATTGAGCGCCGTGCCTGCCTGTGAACCGACAAGGGCATCGCTTTTTTCGCCCAGCAACTCGGCGACAGCAAGGAGCTCCTCGGCTGGGACGTTGGCGGCGGCGAAACTTGCACCAACAGCGGCAACTGTGGAGTTTAGGTTTGAAATACTGACGGAACCAACTTTTGCAGCAGCGGCTAGAGCGTTGCCGAACTGGTCAGCCTTGGCAGCAGCCTCTTCCACACCTACAGAGTAGGCGTTCAGCATCCCGGTAATTGCGGAGGCTGCTTCGGCGTCGTTCATGGCGTCGCCGGTTGCCGTGGCGGCGTCGGCGAGTTCTAGAGCCTGCTCAGTAACCGCTTTGAGTGCAGCAGCGTTGTCGAGTAATGCGGGGGTTTTTGAGCCTACAACGCCAAACGCGGCGGCAACGTCCGCGCCGAATCGCCCAAATGCGACCGCGCTTTCATTGGCCAGTTTTTTGATTTCGGTTAATGCAGTACCGGTTAGGTTTGCGGCGTTTCTGGTAGCGGTGTCGTATTGTACCCACGCATCGGCTGCTGCGCTTACGGTTATAGCGCCAGCCGCTAACCCGGCTAATTGACCAAGAAGTGATTTAATAGAGCCGGTTGCGTCGTTTGCGCTTGACTCGACTCTATTAAACCCCTGCACAATCTCAGCAGTACCGCGCCTGGCGTCAGTGGAATCGACTAAAATCCTGATGACTCTATCCATTTAGAACTCCAATCGCGGCTTTTTCAATCGTTTCCAGCCCGGCAATTATTTCCTGGCCTGGTTCCACTTTTAGCAACTGCAATTTTGCGGATAACTGGAGCCAATCCAACCCCAGTATGCCGCCCGTGCTACCGTACCGCCAACAATTCGAGACTCTATAGAACGTCTCTACTATCGGCAAATTCTCCGGCAAAAGCTCGAACGGCGCGTCCTCTCGTTCGCGCCGCCTTGCTTCTACCGCCCTAATCGCGGCTATCGTTTCCGCTGTCAGGTATTCGCGCCCGGCTGCGGGTTCCTCTCTAATAGCAGGACGCCGAGCGCGTTTTGCCCACTGCCTAGCGAACTCAGCTAGGTTTGCGAAATTGCGCACCCCGGTAATGCACAAAGGCTGCGGCGGCGGCGGCGCTCAGAATCAGGTCGGTTTTCACGAATTCCAGCGGGGTGATGCTCGCCGGGTTACCCGCTTCGTCTACCGGCTCAATATCGGAAACTGAGGTCAGGAAACGGTTGAGAATAACGGCGTCGTCGCTGTTTTCCTTGAATTCGTCCAAAGTCGGGATTCTGAAAGCAGCGCCGAAGCTGCCAACCGGTTCCCCATCCGCGCCTTTTACTTCAACTTTAAGAGTTACGCTTCTGTTTACAACCACTCTCATTTGCCAATGCCCTCTACGGTTAAAAGAAAATCAAATGCCACTTCGGATTAACCCCGTCTTTAGTAGCGGCAACGTCAATATTATACGCCTCTAAACTGTCAGTGTCGCTCTCAGTTACGGCTGAAATCTGAGCGCTGGGGATACCAATGCGAATACGTTCCCCCGCGCCTGTTCCGTACTGAGTCGCAATTTCAAACGTGGTGCTTGCGTCGCGTAAAGTCCACGGGTTGAAATCTGACAGGTCGGTGCGGGTCATTACCAGAGACGCGGTCGGCATTGCCTCAGTGACCAACAGCGCGGTGATCCCGTCAGCCGCCTCGGCGCATTTAATCTGCGAGACGGTATTGCCTAAATCCAGACTGAGGGATTGCATTGCCGCGCTACAACCGGCTGGCAACGTCCCCACTTTAACCGTGGCGTTGATCCAGGGTTTGGGGTCAACAGTCGAAACCGTAGCGGCAGCTGGGCTTGTAGTGGTAGGCGCGGAGTAAATTCCGGTTAGGGTGAAATCGACAGTGGGGATCTCTTCAACTGCCAGGTTTAACACGGCGTTGCCTACAGCGTAGGTCATTTGTTTTAGAATGCTGTCAGGGTAATCACGGATCGCCGCCGTCTTCATATCGGCAAACGCTGACACCGGGGTGTAAACGGCACTGTCTACCACGCTAGACGGGGTAGCAGTTGCGCCGGAATCGTCGCCAGTCACTACGTTGGTTGCGTTAAAGGTGCCGGTCACGGTGTACAGGAAAATTTGAGTGGACGTGGTTCCCAATACCACGCCGGTAGCGCTGCTGGTCGCCTGGGTTACGCCCTCGCCGTTGGTAAATGTACCGGTAATGCTCGGCACAACCAACACAACACCGGCCTCATATTTAGAGGCGCACGCCTGAAGGAAAGGCGAAATCTCCGGCTCTGGCGATACGCTGCCGCCCCCTTTAATGTACGCCTGATAGCTGGCCTCCCAAATTTTGCTACTAGCTACCAGGCCGGGAATACCGAATTCGGCGCTCAGTTCGTTGCGCTCGATTAGATTTGCGGTACTGTTATTGGTAGCGCCTACGTTCAAGCTAAGCGCCGCGTAGCCGGTGCCTGGATCAGTTCCACGCGTGGTTTCGACTACTGCCAACACGGTACGGCGGCGGGTAAATTTAGGTTTCAGAGCCATTTTTTATTCCTCGGTGTATACATCCCAGCCTGCGCGGCGGAATGCGTCAATTAGTTGTTGCCCGGTCACGGCGGATGATTTATGCTCTGCGTCCACCCACACTTTGCCAACGGCGGCGCTAATGCCGCAAATCTCGGCAGGAGATACCTCGCCGTCAGCACGGGCCTGCGCGAAACCGTTCCCGATTTGTAGAATCGCCGCGAATGCGCGGCTTAATCCGTCCCAATTCACTGGTGAACCTCCCAACGTTGGTAGTAAAACGAAATCGAGACCCCATACCAAGCCGAGTCTGCGTCTTCAATATTGTCTGTTATCTCTATCGATCCGAATTTAACCGCGCCGATAACCTGGCCTCTAAATATCCCGGTGGCGTAGTCAACCGCAGTCCGGCTCAATGCCCCGCCGTCCCCGCGTGGGGTGAATATTTGCAGGCTGATAACGCCCGCGTTCCGATACGCACCACCACCGGCCCCGCATATTCCAATCTGCGCCTCTGTACCTGACAGCCTGGAAAACCGGACAAACGGTACGCGCTCAGCAGGGTGGTAACTGGCGTCGTTCCAAGCTATGCCGGTGTTAGGGTATAGCGGGTTTTCTGACGATTCCCAGTACCCAGAAAAATGCGCGGCTAATGCGGTGTATTCGTCTGCGTAGCTCATAATGGCAGCAGCCCCGCTTCAAGCTCGGCTAGGGTTACGTCCACCATCCCGTCGGGGGCTTTTTTACTCCACCCAGCCTCTAATCGCTCTATATATTCCACGTTGTTGATTATCGTGTCAGTGGTGTCGCCCAAATTTAGAAACCACCCTCCCCGCGCGCGTCCAGTCTTAAACGGTGTTTTACGGATAACAGCAGAATGCACGGCAATCCTAACCCGTTTACGTTCGTCGGCTACGATTTCGGATACGATATTCGATAGCTCTACCGGGTCGAATTCGATCATCGCCGCGCCTGTGCCGAGTGCATTACAGGCGTTCCCGCCGGGTTAATCGTTTTGACGTTCACAACGTGCCACTCGCGGTTATCGCAATCGACAATCGAATCGCCAATAGATACATTTGAAGTTCCGGCGATTAAAAACTGAGAATCTCCAATCTCAACGCTACTGTTAATTAAATCGCGCCCTGAATAATTCAATCGAACGCCGATTGCCGCCGATTCTGAGTACGTCACCGTAGGCTGCCAATCGTCTCCAGATTTCACAGGCGATTTTATCGTTATCGCCGCTCCGAAGCTGGCGATTAATCGGGAGGCGGTGGCGGATACTTTTGAGTAATCGAAACTCACGATAACACCAACTCGATTGAGCCGTATCTGGATGCACTTCGGGTAACGTAACAGCGCAAAATATTGTCCACTATGGCATAGCGGTTTTGCAGCGGGCGGCTTCTTTCGTAATCCACAGAAATAACGTCAACAGTCTCAGACACAACAAATTGCGCCGGGGTTTCGTCAGTCAGTAGCGGCGCGGAAAGTGCCCGCAGAGCTAATTCGCATTGGGCATTCACCACACGGTACGGAACTATAATAGACGAAACCGCGTAACCGTCGCAGTCAACCACGCCAATACGTGGCCAGAATAGTGATTGCGTATCACTAACCCGCGTCCCTTTCCAGGTATACGCGCAATCCAGATAGGTAGCGGCAACACGGAGCGCGACTTCTTTTTGCGCGTCGCTTGCGGCGTCCCATGCGGAGTTCCCGCGTGCGGTGTGGTATGTATCGGCGTCTGCAATGCTCACATAACTATCTGCGTCTGCTACGATTGCGCCGGTTTCGACTATTAAGGCCATTGTTATCCCTCAGTTAATCGGTTGCCTGTTTTTTACCTGGGCAGGCTCCAGGGAGGGCAGTAGCGGCTGCCTAGGAGTGAGTCTTAGCAATAAACGCCCGGTAGTTAATGCCGGTGGCGATAGTCCCAGCAACAACGGTACCCACGCGGACGTAGCGGTATAAAGTGCCGTTCTGCTCGTTGCGGAACGGTACCACGAAACGCCCGGTGGAGGTATCGGCATCAGCAGGCGCGGTGGCGTTGCCCATCTGGATACGTGCCAAACAAACGGAGCCGCTACTCATAGCGGCAACGTTGCTGCCTTCCAGGTAAACGTCGTAAATCTCATCAGTGCTGGCAGTTTCAACAGCCGACACGTCAATAATGAGATAACCCTCGGTCATCGAGTCGCCCAAATCCAGGATAGTCGATTCGGCGGCGCTCGATGCCACAAGCCCCGCCGCTTTCAGCAGCAGGGCATTGTCATAAGTGAAGCTCTCGTGTTGCAGTGCCATTTCTGATTCTCCTTACGCGGTCACGGCGGCGTTGCTGATGGAATAAAGGCGGGTAGCGGCGCGGCCATTGAGTACCGCCAAACCGCTGTACCACTCCAGGCGGGTACGGTAGACAGGCGCGGTTTGCAGTTCGCCCAAATCGTTGACCATCGGGGTGCCGTTCTGCAAACCGACCACGCCGTCTTCGCCCATAGAGACGATATAGATCGAGGTGGCGGTATCGGTACCACTGGTCGCGGCCTCGGTAAACGGCAGGATAGCGGCCCCGGTATTGTCCAGGTCTACGGTCACGATTGGCAGGCCGTTGTAGGACATTGCGCGCTGGCCAAACTGGTTCAAATCGAACGAAATATAACCGCCGATAGTGTAAGTTCGCGCGGCTGTCGCCATACGGCGCGCCATCGTTTTGTTCATAATGATGTGGGTCGGGTTCAGCGTTTGGTCAATCGCTTCATCAAGTTTTGCCAGACTCAGCGGGGTGCCGTTCGCAGTAGAACCGGCGGCGATCAGTTGGTCGCCTACCAGACGAATTTTCAGCCCGTCAAATTCGCGGGGGTCGGTGGCTACGCTGCCGTTGAAAAATTTGGCAGTCCAGGCCAGCGACAGCGCGCGAACCTTCATCGCCTCGTGGGCGGTTCTGGCTTGAGCGCCCTGAGTGGCAATAATGAATTTGTCTACGTCCAAATCGCCGCCCGCGATAGTGAGGCTCTCGGTAATCGGGTTGATCACGCCGTTACTTGCGGTGTACGCCTCGTTTACACCGCGAAAACCTACACCGGGATAATTAGCCTCACGGTTGTATTT